ACGTCACTTATTGTTCGTTCCGTTCCCCAAGTAGAATCTCCCCATAAATAAGTTCCCCAACCATAACCACTTGTCTGAGTAGTTGGTCCCACTTCAACATAAGGATTAACAGTCGCTGCACCTGCTGCAGTCATACCAGATCCTCCTTCAGCTCTTACAGCTTGCACTGTAAATTTATCTGCAGTTGCAACCGTTAAAATTTCATAAACTACTTCTAATTCTGCAGCTGTAAAATCTGATGCTCCTGTAACAGTCACACCTGATAAAGTCACATATCTTCCCACAGCTAAACCATGTGATCCTTTATTAACTTGTAAAACATTTGAACCATTAACAGTTGTTAATGTACATCCTGTAATAGCCGTATCTAATGGAGTAATATCAAAAAAATCATTACCATAATATAAAAATAAACCTTGAGATGTTCCAATAGCAGCATACTTTTCTCCAGCAAAAGAAGTAAAAGCATGTTGTTTTCTAGCTGCTCCTGGTAGAGTTTTTGATGCAGCTGTCAATTGATTCCAGCCACCTATTTTTTCAGGTAATCCATATCTAAATCTAACAAAATCACCATCTGTCCATTGCCCTTCAGCACCAGATTCTGTGTCTTGTTTGTTAAAGCCAGGCTTGAAATTTAATTTTTGTAGCATATAATAGCTTATATATTAGTTTTACAGAGAATGAAAGATGTTAAAAAGCAAAATATTGCCAACAATACAGATAAAAGATAATTTTTTAAATAAACAAGAATTAAATGTTATTTTGAACAATATAAATAAAATTTCATATTCACCTATGTTAAATAACGAAAAAGATACTTTTGGATTTAGGTATTATTTTGATAAAGACTCAGATAATGAATGGTTATTTAAAAAAATAAAAGATCAATTTTTTTCAAATACTGATTTAAAAATACGAGGTGCTTCATATCATTTAAGACATAATAATGAAAAAGTTTTATCACATGAAGATGATAATGACTATAATTTTATACTATATCTAAAAGGAAAAGAATTAGTCTATAATGGCACTGGATTTTATACTAAAAAAAAATTGCATAGTTACATAGGTTTTGTAGAAAACAGAGCATTATTTTTTGATGGAAAAAATAATACTCATACAGATTTACAAGCTTTGGGAGAAAGCTCACCAAGATATTCTATGAATATCTTTTATGATATTTAAAAATGTTTATTGAAATAAATAATTTTTTAGACGATTCATCTTGTGATGAAATTATAGAAAGATGTAGTTCACTTATTAATTATAATAAACTAGATTTAGAATATAATCGTCAAGGAAACACTGTAAACACTGCAGAACACAAAGAATTAAAAGATTTAGATAAAAAAATATTTGATAGAATTAATTTTTTTGTTTCTAAAAGATTAATATACAGTTTTAACTTTAGTCTTTCAGGAATAAAAGACACTGGTTATGCTTTTCATAGATATGAAAAAGGAGACAGGTTATTTACACATGCAGATGGACTTTTTTCGCCAGAAGAGGACGAAGTTTTTAATCCTAGAATGTTATCTTTAGTTATAAATTTAACCACTAATGAAAATGCAGATTTAATTTTTCCAAGACATAACAAATCAATAAAATCTGAAAAAGGTAAATTGGTAGCTTTTTTACCTCATAATTGTTACGAACATTATATGAATAATAACTCTGAAAAAAATAGAGATGTTTTAGTAACATGGTTGGTAGATGAAAATATTGAATGTAAAAAAAAATAATGTCACGTAAATTTGATCCATTTAAACCTCAAAATTTATTTTATGAGTATGAGTTAAACATTACAAAAGAAGAAATAAATCAAATCTTAATATTAGTTAAAGACGTTAACTCACTTGATTGTAAAACTACTTACAAAAATTTAAATGTATTAAACTTTCCAACATTAAAAAATTTAAGAAAACAAATTACAGATATTTTAAATAAACATAGTGTGTTACTTAGCAACAATTGGGCTCAACTATACAACACAGAGCACGAACATTCTGTTCATATACATCCTGGTTCGGTTTATTCTGGTATTATTTATATTAAAGGAATAAATCCAAGTCCCACTATTTTTTATGGAAAACTTTTTAAACAATATAGACACGAATTTAAAGATAATACTTTGTTATTATTTCCCTCTGATATTCCTCATGAAGTTAGACCTTTAATTAAAAATGAAGAAAGATTAATAGTATCTTTTAATACAATAGAAAATAAAGATATTAAATGAATGTTTTAACTATTCACCATGGTCACAGCGGATCTATAACTATATCAAAAGATAACCAATTAATTGTACATACTGAATTAGAAAGATTTTCTAAATTAAAATACAGTGATGAATTTACATTTGATTTAATTAAGAAAATTAATAACTTAAATATTTACTTTGATTTAATAGTTATATCTATATGGAGTCCATTAGACATTACTAAAATTCGTTTTGATTTAATAAATAAAAATAAGAATTGTAAAATTATAGTTGAAGATCAGTTTAAAACTAAACATCATATTTATCATGCATACTGCGCTGCGTATAATGTAAACAAAAAATTTGATTACATTGTAGTATTAGATGGCAATGGTAAATTTAATAAAAATAATCAAGAAGAAATGGTTAGTATATATGACAACAATTTTAACGAAGTGTACAAGGAATATTATAAAGAACATGTTAGTTTAGGTTGGGCCTATCAAATAGTAAATTTAGCACTTTATGGTGAAACATTTTGTTCAGGTAAAACCATGGCTCTTTCTAGTTATGGTTCTAAAACTAATATAAAAATATTAACAGATAATAAATTTACTAAAAGTTTGTTTAAAAAAAATTTAGGAAGAAATATAGGTGACATTAATTTAGCTAAAAACTGGATACCTAAACTATCAGATTCAAAAGATAATAAAAAAGCTTTGGACTTCGTACATACTTTTCAAAAAGCATGTGAAGAGTATTGTTTAAATTTGTTTGATCGTTTTAAAAATAAAAAAATAATATTTACAGGCGGTGTTGCTCAAAATGTTTTAATTAACACACGCCTTAATAATGAGACTTCTAATACTGTTTATCTAGATCCAATGTGTAGTGATCAAGGTATATCTTTAGGTATGAATTTATTTTATACAAAAAACAATTTAAAAAAAAGAAATACATTTTATTTAGGATTCAAACCTGAATATAATAATTTAAATACTGTATTTAACAAACACACAATAAAGGATTCTAGTGAAACTGATGTAGCTAAACTTTTAATAAATAATCCTGTTGTCATATTTCAAGATAGGTCCGAACAGGGACAAAGAGGTTTAGGAAATAGAAGTCTGTTAATGAATCCAAAACATAAAGATTGTTTAGACAAAATAAACACTATTAAAAAAAGAGAGTGGTACAGACCTTTTGCCTGTTCAATTTTAAATGAAGATTTAGATAAATGGTTTGAAACAGACAATAAAAAAATACCTTACTACATGATGTTTGTTTACAAAGCTAAAGACAAATTAGAAAATGTAACATCTATTGATAACACATGTAGACTACAATCAGTTAAAAAAGAGCATAATCTAAATTACTATAATTTAATAGAAGAGTTTAAAAAACAAACAAATACTCCTTATGTTTTAAATACTTCTCTAAACTTACCTGGACATACTTTAGTAGAAGATATATATGATTTATATAAAATGTTTTTAGAAAGTAATTTAAAATATATTTGGTTACCAGATATAAGAAAGTTAGTAATTAAAAATGGATATTAAAGTTACAGATTTAATACATAGAATTAATTCATTTATGCCAAAAGATAAATGCGATCAGTTAATTAATTTATTTGAAAACAATATTGATCTTTGCAAACAAGAAACAAGTTTAAAATATATTGAAGGTAAAGAAAAAAATTTTCATACAGATAATTTTAAATGTTTAAATTTAAGTATATATAAAAATAAAAATAAAGAATTAGAAGAAGGTTTTAAAATTTCTAGTCACTATATACAAGGAATGATTATAAATTACATAAATTTTTTAAAAATAAAATTTTCAACATCTATTGACTCTAAATGGATTTGTGCCTCAGATAATGTTCGTATTTTAAAATATGAGATTGGTAATGAAATAAAAGATCATTTAGATATGGATAAAACAATAAGAGGCTCTTGTACAATTAATTTAAATGAAGATTATGAAGGAGGAGAGTTTACTTTCTTTTCTAGAAAACATGAAGAAATATTAAAAACAGGTGACAGCATAATATTTCCAGCAGATCACATTTGGATTCATGGTACAAAACCTGTAACTAAAGGAGTAAGATACAGCATTAACTGTTTTTTAAAACCCGCATGAAACTAGTATATAACTTTAAAGATAAATTGTATTGGATACAAAATTTCTTACCTTATGATCATTATAAAAAAATACATAATGAAGTTTTTAAAGAAAGAAAAAAACTTAATTATAGAACCGTTAAAGGAGAATGGGATAAAAATTTAACAAAATTTATTGGTTACCCAGAAAAAATAAATATAGATACTAAATATTTTCAGTTCTATGAAACCCTTATAAAACACCTACCTTACATAAATATTAAAGGTAATTTTAGTTACATAATACATAAGATGACAAAAAATACTGGTATTGAATGGCATTCAGATGATGGCCACAAATTTGGAATTACTTACTATATTAATAGAAGATGGAACAAAGATTGGGGAGGAGAACTCATGTTTCAAGATGAAAACGATTTTGGATATATTCCTGTAGTAGGAAACTCTTTGTTAATTGTAAAAACACCAGTTGGTCATAAAGTTAATCCGGTGCTATCACCGATTGTTCCAAGATATACAATACAGGCTTTTGTAAAAGATTAAATATCCTGAAGTAGCAGCCAAGAAGTAAGTATATATTTTTCTCCTTCTAAAGGAGGATTTCCTCTATGAACATATGGAAAACCTGCAGGCCAAATAACTATTCTCCCTGTTTTTGGTTTTACTCTTATTGATTGATTTAAAAATTCTGTTTCACCACCTTCTTCAATATCGTTTAAATAAATTGTAAAAGCTAATACTCTTTTCATATTATCATAAGTTGGACCATGTTCTACATGCCAAATATGATAACCCTGTTTAGGTAAAGTTTTTTGTATTTTAAGAGTGGTATATTGTAACTCATTCACACCTACATATTCTTTTACATTAGTAGAAGTTTCATACATTTTTAATGCTAAATCAAAATTAACTAATAAATTTTTTAATTCATCTTTCCATAAAGTTAAATTTCTATGATCTAAATTAGTGGCTACATCATTTTTTATATTAGAGGGAGCTCTTTCCGCTTGCATTCTATTAAATGTGTCATTAAGTTTGGATCTATTTTCAAAAAACTCTATAGCTTTTTTACAATCAACAGGGAGAATAAATCCATCAAATATTCCGATGTGATTTTTTATATCAATTTTTCTTTTGTTTTCTTTCTGGGGATCCATTTAATAAAAATGTATTTTATTTCCTTTGTATTATTCTGTAGATTCTATAGATTCTATATATGCTAAATGAGCAGCATCCCATTTGTCAATAAATTGTTGAAAATCTCCTAAAACAGAAGCATCATATTCAGAGTGAGGTGTATCATTTCTATGTTCTACAGCATCCTCAGAATTAGCTGTTCCATATTGTATAGCCCAAATATTTGAAAACTTAGATTGATTCCAAAAAGAATCATCGTCAATTGGATATCCTCTTCCTACAGTTCCATTCCCATTATCAAAATCACTTTTAATAATAAGTTTGTCTTCAAATACTACTGTCCAATTTCCTTTACTTGCCATTTTTTCTCCTAAGTTTTTATAATATATATCACTGTTAAATAAGGTTGTAAAACTGATGTTGCATCTCCTGAAAAGTTTGCACTCATATTGTGAGAGTGACCCGCACTGTTACCTGTATTTTGAACATTAAATGCAGATCCTGGGTTTGCTTGTTGCCTTACAGGATCTGTACAAGCAACGGATTGCGGGTTACCACCATTTAAATAAAGTTGATGCCCGTGAGATGCTAATTGATTTGTAGATAAAGTGGCATTGGCTGTTGATCCTCCAACGTTTCCAGTTGCAGCTACAGTATTTGCTCCACCAGTAGAAGCTAAAGCTTTGTTATTTGATTTTCCAACTGCTACGTTATCTTGTAGATCAGGAAGAGCAAAAGTAGATGCACCATCTCCAGCTCCATATGTTGTACCTACGATTGCAAATAATGCAGAGTAAGTTGATCTTGAAACTGTTTGACCATTACACTCTAAAAAACCTGTCGGCACTGATGCAGTAGACCACGGCACAATAGTTGCTGTAGGAATTCCCTCGATACCTGTAAGGTTACCACCATCAAAATCATATTTAGTTGCTTCGTAATTTGACATATTATTTCTCCGTGTAAGTCCATCCTGTTGTAGCGTCTCCAGAATATACTAATCCAAAAGCTGCACCTTGTGTATTAACAACAAGATCAGATGCTGCATTAGCTATATTAGAAGAGTTTCTACCAACAGTCAACGCGTTAGTTTGAAAATCATAACCTTGATCTACAAAATGTACTTCATCCCCTGTAGCAGGTGAGGCTGGCAGCGTTACTGTTACTGCTCCACCATTTGTATTTACTAAAAGTTTAGCGCCAGCTTGAACTGTTTCTGCTGCTGATACTGCTCTCCAATTTCTTTGTTCATGAAGTTTTA